AACTCAGTTAAAGGCGATGCAACATCAGGTCCTGTGCAGGTACAAATCCCTTGCATGGAAATGTATGGTGATGCATGTCCTATACTTGCTGAAGTGAGACAATGGTTCAAAGACAAATCATTGGAAGACTTGGGCAGAAAATATTGGAAGAAGCGTTCATACATATTCCAAGGATTTGTGGTATCTTCGCCACTGCAAGAAGATGCACAACCAGAAAATCCAATCAGACGTTTCATTATTGGTCCACAGATTTTTAATATCATAAAGTCTGCACTGATGGATCCTGAGATGGAGGATCTGCCAACTGACTACACCAGAGGTGTTGACTTCAGAATCAACAAGACCACAAAGGGTGGTTATGCTGACTACTCAACATCAAAATGGTCAAGAAAAACAACTCCACTGACAGAAGAGCAAAACAATTCTATCAGCACACATGGACTGCACAACTTAGGAGACTTCTTACCCAAGAAACCAACAGAAGTTGAGATCAAAGTTATGGAAGAAATGTTCCGTGCATCAGTGGATGGTGAGCCATATGACGCAGAAAAATACTCACAGTATTTTAGACCAGCAGGACTGAAAGCGCCTGCAACAGGAAGTGGCACAGTGGCCCAACCACAACCAACTCCAGCAGTGCAAACAGAAACTGCACAACCAACTGTGACTGCGACACCCGAGCCTGCTCCTGCTCCACAACCAGAAACTGCTCCTGCAGAACAGCCAGCTGCAAGTGGTGGCAACTCAAAAGCAGAAGACATTCTGGCAATGATCAGAGCAAGACAACAGAAGTAATTCAATTGGGGGCTTCGGCCCCCGTTGACACAATGTCAAAAGTTTCGTATAATAAGCAAAAGGATAAAACAACATGGTCAAACCGTTTGATGTAACAAAATTTAGAAAATCCATAACCAAGTCAATTGATGGTTTGGGAATTGGTTTCAACGATCCCACTGATTGGATCTCCACAGGCAACTATGCACTCAACTATCTGATTTCAGGTGATTTCAACAAGGGCATTCCACTGGGCAAAGTCACTGTGTTTGCTGGCGAATCAGGGTCAGGCAAATCATACATTTGCTCTGGCAACATTATTAGAGAAGCACAAAAACAAGGTATTTTTGTAATATTAGTGGATTCAGAAAACGCACTAGATGAAGCATGGCTACATGCCATAGGCGTAGACACATCAGAAGACAAATTGTTGCGTTTGGGCATGAGCATGATTGATGATGTAGCCAAGACTATATCCAACTTCATGAAAGAATACAAGTCAGACTATGGTGACAAAGATCCAGAAGAGCGACCCAAGGTGTTGTTTGTGTTGGATTCATTGGGCATGATGTTGACTCCTACTGATGTTGATCAGTTCGAAAAAGGTGACATGAAGGGCGACCTAGGTAGAAAACCTAAGGCACTCACAGCACTGGTGAGAAACTGTGTGAACATGTTTGGTTCTTATAATGTAGGCATGGTAGCAACTAATCACACATATGCATCTCAAGACATGTTTGACCCAGATGACAAGATATCAGGCGGACAAGGTTTTATCTATGCATCTTCAATTGTGGTGGCCATGAAAAAACTTAAACTTAAAGAAGATGAAGACGGCAACAAAGTCACTGATGTGCGAGGTATTCGTTCTGCATGCAAGGTGATGAAGACTCGTTTTGCCAAACCATTCGAAGGAGTCCAGGTTAAGATTCCATACGAAACAGGAATGAATCCATATTCGGGCCTATTAGATCTATTTGAAAAGAAAGGCCTTATCACACAGTCAGGCAACAGATTGAAATACATAACACAGGATGGCAAAGAACTTCTTGATTACAGAAAAAACTGGGGTGCAGATAATTTAGAAATTGTCATGCAAGAGGTAAGTAATCCTGTTATACAAGAGGAGAACACAGAAACGCCTGCTGTTGAAGAAGACAATGGAGACACAGATGCTGATTGATGTTTGGGGTTTGATGAAATCATATGTGCCTGCCAAGGATAGATCCGTGGTGGCAGAAAAGTTTGTGGACATTGCCATGGATAATGGCGTGGAAGACGAAGAACTAAAAGAATTGATTGGACATGATGATGAATTAGACGAAGCAATTCGTTACAACCTTGACATGGAAGAAGACGAAGAAGACTACGAGGATGCATGAACTGGTTTTCTCTAGTCACACAAGATATTTCACGTATACCTGATGCTATAGCACACTACGAAGCAGAGCTCAATAAGGCGGCTGGCGAAGTTAAATTGCATGGCAACATAGAAAAACAATCATCTGCCATGCCAGGTGTTGTAGAGTCTCGCTTTCGTCAACTGCAAGAAGTTGAAGGCATCCTCAAACATTTAGAAATTCAACTACGCAAACTGAAAACCAAGCACTACAAAAAGTATCTGGAAAACTATCAACGAGCACTGACTTCACGTGATGCGGAAAAATATGCAGAAGGTGAAGACGAAGTGTGTGACTATGAAGCTATTGTCAATGAATGGGCACTGCTACGGAACAAGTGGTTGGGTGTGATCAAAGCACTGGATCAAAAACAGTGGCACATAACCAACATAGTGAAACTTCGTGTTGCTGGCATGGAAGATGCCAATCTTTAACCCTTAATATAAATATTCCGAGTCAAATAGTAATTTTTTTTGACCGAAATTTTTTTTGACTCGTGTTCGAAAGGAAAAAAATGACGCAACTCATAGACCCCCATAAATTTACAAAAACAGTTGGCCTTTTAAGGTCATTTTTTTTGGAGAAAGGATTTCTTGAAGTCCATACCCAAAATAGATTATCAATACTTGCCGCTTGCGAAGATCCCTTTAATGTAGCAACATACAAATACGCAGGCGAAACGTGGCCACTGCCACAAACCGGCCAAATGTGGTTGGAACACGAATTATTAAGTAGCCCCTCTTCGAAGGGGTTTTTTTGTGTCTCCACTTCATACAGACAGGAGCCTAATGCCATCCCAGGCAGACATGACATAATATTTCCAATGTTTGAATTTGAAATGCCTGGCAGTGTGGATGATCTCAAAGCCATGGAGTATGAACTTGTTGAATACTTGGGTTTTGGAGATCTCACAGAAAAAACCTATGCAGAATGGCAACAACATTTTGGCATTGGTGATGATGTCGAAATGACAGCAGAACACGAAACTAAAATGCACGAAGAATTTGGGCAAACTATTATTACGAATTTTCCCGAAATGACATCTCCGTTTTGGAACATGGCAAGAAATGATGATGGCAAAACTGCTAAAAAGATGGATGTCATTCTAGGCGGCATGGAAACTATTGGATCAGCAGAACGTTCATGTGATGTTGACATGATGCGTGATACATTCCATTCCATCACAGATGGTGCATATTCAAAACTACTGTTTGAACTGTTTGGCAAAGAAAGAGTAGAAGCAGAACTTGAAAAGTTTTTAGAGTTTGACTTCTTTCAAAGAGTAGGTGGAGGCATTGGCATGACGAGAATGATCAGTGCTTTGGACAAACAATAAATTAATCTGGGGTGGTGGAATTGGTAGACACGCCAAACTGTTTATTTGGTACTTAGGTATACTGCAATTTATTTAAGTGTGTAGGTTCGAGTCCTACCCCCAGAGCCATGCATGAGGCAAATTCAAAACATGCAAAAAAATCCATAGCTTTTCCGCACATCTCCTGTTGCGTATTAACACTGTATTTTATGAATTTTATGTCATAAATTATAATGGACAATTAGGACAGAACATGAAAAAAATAATAAAACTTTTGACTTCGTTTACAAAATTGACTCGATTGGGTCAAAAAAAGAATGTCAAAGAAGCGTTCAAACAAGTCAACTAATGGAAAGAAAGAGGAAAGAATGGAAAGAGCATTTGAACATACCGCAAGGAGTCTTGGTCAGTTTAGTCGTTTTATCAATAGTATTTTTGGCAATAACGATGAGAACATTATCAGCTTCTGCAGAACCGAATACGGCACTGAATGGCAGTGGGCGTATACTACTTGGCAAAGGGAAAGAAAATTCCCAAACTATCTTGACAGAGACATTGCCGCATAATGAGTGAACCCCAGATTTGGTTTTTTATCATCACAGCACTTATGTTGGTTATTGGTGCAATTTGTTTAATGATTAAAATTACGCCATCACCAGAAGAAGATGAAAAACGCTGGGCATACATGAAAGGTGAAGGACCAGATCCTTATAAAAAAGATAATGCCAAAATTCACTAATGAAAATTGGGGACAAGCGTTCCGAATGTATTGTAACACAAGTGCCTGGGGTTACAATCCAACTTACAAGCAGTCAGGTAAAAAACACACAGTAACATGGGAGAAAGACAATGAGCAAAATAAGACTAAACATTCTCAAAGAATCAAAGCCGTCATCTAGCTTTCGTTTTTCACCGCTAAACACAAACAAGATTGTGTTTGCGGCACACGTGAAGCCAGAAAACATGAGTAGGAGAGTGGCATGATGACAATGATATCAGCAATAGTAAACTTTTTCACTCCTGTATCTCGTCAACAGATTGTTGAACAATATCTTGCTGAATCTGAATCATTGTATGATTTAGAACGTAGGCAAAAAGAACTACAGAGAAAAGGCATTTACTAGCATGATTGATTACGGACTCAAACAATGGGCAACGAAGTTTAGAGCATCAAAACTCTATCTTCGTGCTCTAGGCCGTAAAAAACACGAAAATTCACACCATCATAACAACAACTTAGGTGCTTACAAACTTGATCAAAAAGTGCGTCAAGCTTCTAGATTTACTCCATATCACAACTATTAATGCCTACCACAACAGGAGATTACATCATGTTGATTTTTATGATTCTAGCTGCCCTTATGGTAGTTGTAGGGGTCATATTGATGGCCGTTAACAATCAATACAATAAAAAGTATTCAAACCAACTAATGCAGATGAGAGTGCTGTTTCAAGGCCTTGCACTGGCAGTGCTATTTGTAGTGGTTTGGTTATCCACATAATTTTAATCATTTCATTGCAATAAACAGACATATTTGCTAAAATATTGTATCCAATAATTAGAGGAGATAACAAATATGTTAGAAAAACTGTTTGGCCTATCAAAGGCTGGCACTTCTGTTAAAACGGAAATCATGGCGGGTGTTGCAACATTCTTAACAATGGCATACATCACTGTGGTTAATCCGGCTATACTTTCAACAGAAGGTACCGGCATGGCATTTGGCGCTGTGTTTACAGCAACAATTATTGCCGCTGTGATAGGTACATTAATCATGGGACTGTGGGCCAAGTGGCCTGTGGCTCTCGCACCCGGCATGGGACTCAATGCATTTTTTACATTTGGTGTAATTTTTGGCATGGGGTACACATACAGTCAAGCACTGGCGGCTGTGTTTGTAGCAGGACTTGTGTTCTTGTTGCTTTCAGTGACGCCTGCTAGACGTTATATTATTAATTCAATTCCACGTTCAATGAAACTTGGCATTGGCGCAGGTATTGGTTTGTTCCTTGCAATCATCGGCTTTAAAAATGCCGGCATTGTTGTAGACAATCCAGCTACTCTTGTAGGCTTAGGTGATATTTCATCATGGCCAGTATTGCTAGCAGGTCTTGGATTTGCAATCATGGCAATACTAGACAAGCGTCAAATTCCAGGTGCTATCATCATCGGTATTCTTGCAGTGAGTATTCTTGCTTGGGTATTTGGTGTGGCTGATATATCAGGTGTGGTAGGAGCAATTCCTTCACCAGCACACGCATTCAGTCTTGACTTTTCGTTGTTAGCAACAGCAGGTTTTATAGGCACTGCTTTTGCATTTTTGTTTGTTGACTTTTTTGACACAGCAGGAACACTTACTTCTGTTGCTAATCTTACAGGCAAAGTGAACAAGAAAACAGGTGAAGTTGAAGGAATCAGCAAAGCTCTACTAGCCGACTCAACTGCAACCACTGTGGGTGCATTGATGGGAACATCAAACACCACATCCTACATTGAGTCAGGTGCAGGCATCAAAGAAGGTGGAAAAACAGGACTCACTGCGGTAACAGTGGCAGTGCTATTTTTAGCATGTCTTGTATTTGCTCCATTGGCACAAAGCATTCCAGCTTTTGCTACTGGTCCTGCTTTGGTGTTCATTGCCACATATTTCTTGAGAAATCTTAAAGATATCGACTGGGAAGATGTCAGTGAATATGCTCCAGCTGTGTTAGCGGCAATAATCATGCCATTAACATTTTCTATTGCATATGGTATTGCACTTGGTTTTATTGCTTATGTGTTAATCAAAGCACTAAGTGGTAAAACATCAGACTTAAATGGAGGATCTCTTGCAATTGCGGCAGTAAGTATATTATACTTTGTAGCTGCATAAGGAGACAACATGGAATATTATCCATTTATAATAATGCTGGTATGGTTTATAGCAGGCTATGCCGGATCAAGAATGTAAACTTGTTGGGGAGTGCATTGACACTCCCCATTTTTCAATATATACTATCACACATGAACACAGTAAATAAGAAAAAACCAGACATAATCATTGTCGAAGATGATGGTTACTGTGACTAATACCGCTTCCATAGTTAAACGGTATAACAGTTGATTTGTAATCATCAATTGGCAGTTCGATTCTGTCTGGAAGCACCAAAGTAGGAGAACAGTTATGAAACAAAAAATTATAGATGCATTAATTAAACACGCAGAAGGGCAGATAGCCAAACATCAAATGAATATTTCAGTATATCTTGATCATGCTGTAGGAGTAGGAGAACACACAGATATTCTTGAAAGCATTGAAAAAGAATTAAACCATATGGGCAAATATGAAGAACAAATAGAAATATTGAAGAAATATTTTGCAAATGAAAATTAAAGTCATAGATAGAAATGGCAAAGAATGGGACGTAGATGCAGAAGTTGGCATGCCTATCGAAACTGCAATATCACAAGCAGGTATAGAGAACAGTTTTGGGATATGTGGAGGAGCATGTGCTTGTGCAAGTTGCCAAGTGTATGTTTCACAAGAAGATTATGATAGATTGACTGCTCCTGATGAAGGAGAAACTGCTGTGTTGGAAGACATGGCTTATGAATTGCAACCAACATCAAGACTTAGTTGTCAAATAGAATTTACAGAACAAATGGAAGGAATGACTTTTACAATTGCTCCTTACTAATGTTTTTTTCTTTAACACGCACAGCACAAAATAATTTTCCTAAACACTACAAATTGCCCAATGGCTTAATGCTTAACGCAGATGATGGATGGCAAGTCTATAATGCAAAAAAACACATAATATTCAAAGGATATGCCAATAATTTTGCTTCACATCATCTAGTAGAACAACTTATTGATCAACAGGATCCTTGTGTCAAAGGAAATTTTTGTGCGTTTGTATCTGACGCATACACCACTAAGTTGATGCATGATACAAATAGAAGTTTTCCGTTATGGATCGACAATAACACAATTACAAACCTCAATCCATTGGATCAACAAATATGGGCTGATTGTTTGTTAACTATTAATCAAAATTTTGCAATTGACAAACAGTGGTACAAGCCTTATCACAAAAATACACAACAACTAACAGATGATCAAATCATTAATCAAGTGCATGAAACTATACAAGAAACATATGAACAGTTTTTAACACACAATACAAAGCCAATAAAAATATTTTTAAGTGGAGGATTAGATACCATCACTAGTTGGGCATATCTTGACAAGTTTACTAAAAATTATGAAATAGTTGATTATGAATACATGAAGTACACCAATTTCTATAAACGTAATTGTTCATCAGTGAGAGAACACTGGGGTTATAAACAGATTCATCTATGGGATAATGACTGTGTGTTGGTCACAGGAGGCAATGGTGACGAAAACTTTCTTAGAGGCCCTAATACACTTGGCATGGCTCTAAAACACCACGGATTAACATTCAAAGATATACTTGAACCAAACGATTATCACTATTGGTATTTGAGTAAAAAAGACATCACTGACAGCATCAATGCTTGGTATAATGATTGTGATGATGTTGAAGATTGGATACTCAACAGAAATATCAATGATCATCAACACTGGCATATCGATCAAACCATTACATTCACACCATTCAAGGACATCAGCATACTTGCATGTATTCTAACAGCCAGCAAAAACCTATTGGTAGCACAAGCCAAGCATGGTGAAATCAACAGACAACTAATCAAAAAACTTGATGCTGATAAAATTACAAAAATCAGCACACAAAAGAATTTGAATCCAATGGAGCATGTATGAACTGTAAATTTTTAAGTCACGGAGTTGTGTTGCAGTATGAAAAATCAGTGAAGCCATGTTGTGTATGGCGCACAGATGATTGGAATTTTCCCATCCAATCCACTGATCTTAGCAAATGGTTTGATACTCCTGAAATTGTTGAAGCAAGGAATCAAATGGCACAAGGCCAATGGCCAAAAAACTGTGCAAAATGTCAACGACAAGAATCTGCAGGCAGAGGTGACAGCATGAGATTGAATGGCGAAAGTGCCTATGGTGCGTACAACTCAGATGAAATCACATTGGAAATAAGACCAGGTAACACCTGTAATTTTTCTTGCCAAAGCTGTTGGCCTGAGGCCAGCAGTCGTGTGGCTAGTCACCACAAACAAGCATTTGGCACTGACGATGTGGTGAGTGAAAGATACACTGACTATAGTGTATTAGATCCTATTGCACATCGACTCAGAGACATTGTGGTGTTGGGTGG